TTTTGACAGGATTGTCGTAAATAAGAGCAGGATAATATGATTTATTGAATTGACATTTTCGTTTGCCGGATTTACTATTCTTATCATTCTTTTCATTCTTACCATTCTTTTCATTCTTTACAAACGTGCCATAATTGATGTATCTGTTATCTATATTTCCAATAAGCCCTTCTATATTATCAATATATCCATGAAATCCAAATGAATATAAAAATGCATCATTATAACATTGGTCCGAATAAATCTCATAAAAACATTTTAATACGTGACCTAATCCACCTATTTTATTTATGGATAATGTGTAGGGAGCTATACAAGTTAATTTATTTTTAAATTCCGACAATATAGACAAATTATGTTTTATAACGTTATTGAACTGATCATGTGTTTTTAAAGTAGATGTATATAACAACAAATTATTCATGGATTTTTCAGTATAATCGATATAGTTTCTAAAATCAAATATATAGTTATGAATTTTCTTCATATTTTGATGAAACCTTAAACAAGTAAGTATATTTTGATAAATAGAAAATACATAAAATAAGGCGGAAACTATCAAATATAATTTTTCATCCATTCCTACACTGCTAAACTTTGTAAATAGTTTACCGATTGCGTGATTCGATGCTACCAATTTAAGCACTTCAATATATTCATTTATAGTGATAGTTAACCCCTTAAGTTTAATAACAAAAAACGGGATAATAAGTATTATAATTGGTACAAATAAAGATAAAATAGGCGACGCCAAATTATATACACTCATTAACTGAAGAAATGTCTCGGAATTATTTAAATGTTCCCACATAGTCCAATCAATGTAGTGATATTTCTCTTTAAACCCTGTATCATTTTTAATTTCATTCCAAATATCGATAATATTATTGAAGTCCGGTCTAAACGCTTCATTGGGTATCGATTTATAATTTTTTAATAGACATTGTGTGTCATTCAAAAATGACGCGTCGGTCGTGTAGTATTGCGATATTTGCTCATTTACTTTCAGTCCAAAACACGTCTTAGGTTGAAACGCATATTGATATAATGGTGTACAAGAAGGATCAATAGTCTTGATTAGTTCTAAATCAATCGCGATATTTTTATGTAATTCCATTTTTTGTTCATTATATGAAATAGGCATTTTAAAATGGTCATTTATGAATTCTATTTTGGACATATAGTAATATCAAAATAGAATTTTTTTAAATTTATTATACGAATAGTATTTATCGCATCAAAGTATCAAAGTTTCCAGGCAATTCATTAATTTGACAAACATAGTAAGTTTCGATTTCCTTGAGTTTGGAAATATCCCTGCGAGTGATCAAATTAATACCAACTCCCTTTCTACCCCACCGACCACTTCGTCCAATTCGATGAAGATAATTATGCACATCTTTTGGAATATCGAAATTAATCACACAACTAACTTGTTGGATATCGATTCCACGAGAAGTTACATTTGATGAAATTAATACACGATGTTTTCCAGTTTTAAATTCAGAAAAAGCGCTATCTCTGTCAAATTTTTCCATATTACTATGAATACGACACACTGGAAATCCGTCTTCCATCATAGCCTCATATAAATCAGAAACGCGTTTTACGCTATTGCAATAGATAATACATTGTGACATAGACATAAACGCATATAAATCCTTCAAGGTTAAATATTTTTGTCTATCGTCCTCCACGGCAACATAATATTGCGATATTCCTTCTAGAGTCAGTTGTTCAGCCTTCACTTGAATAGTAACAGGATTGCGCATAAATTTACTAGTGATAGCATTAATGTGCTCTGGAAGAGTTGCACTGAAAAGAGCAACTTGAACATCTCGTCGCAAGAATTGAAAGATGTTATATACTTGCTCTTTAAATCCACTGGACAACATTTCGTCTGCTTCATCACAAATAATTAATTTAATATTTTTAGCTCCAATATTATTTCTACGCATCATATCATAAACGCGACCAGGTGTGCCTGTAATAATATGTGGAGTGGCATCCTTTAAATTTCGTACATCATCATCAATGGAATTCCCCCCCACAAGAAGTTGTACTCGAAGTCCAGGCATCATAGCTCCAATACCATACATAACATCTTGTGTTTGTTTGCTTAACTCACGCGTAGGTGATAACACTAAGATTTGTGTTTCATTATTTTCAATAACAACATGTGTAAGTGCGCCAATGGTAAAAGTTGCTGTTTTACCAGTGCCAGATTGTGCTTGGGCGATAATATCTTTTCCATCCATAATAGGTTTTACTGCTTTTCTTTGAATAGGACTTGGTTTTTCAAGTCCATGTGCATAAATACCTCTTAAAATATCGGGTTTAAGATCAAGCTCATCCCAAGAATCAATTTCTTCAATAGTTGATTCTACAAATTTATCGTCTTTTAAATTATTATTCCCCCCTAGCATTTCAGTATCTTTTTCAGCTGACATTATATACATATTATACATGTTATGTTTAAGTTTATTTTTATATATATAGTAATTTTGAGCTATACTCAGTCGCTTAGGAGGAGGATGAGGAGGAGTAATTATATAACAAAAAAATTGATATAAATGAAACCTTCATAGTAATATATATCTACAAATGCAAACAATGAGATATAGTCTACAAGATTTTACAAATATTACATTCGAGGGATTTGAGATAAAATTACCAGATGAAACCATGAGTATGATTACAGATTTAGCATTGCAAGTAGGGTCGCCAACGTATATAAGAACCCCTATTTTTAGTAAAAGGGATCATAATATTACATCTAGTGATTCAAACGTGGATAATAATTTTAAAAAGAAGAAGAGGGGGAATCGATCAAATGAAATGGTGAATGATGATGATTGGGAAAGTATTCGAAGTTTTCAGGCGACAGAAATAGTTCAGAAGGTTGGTATTGACGCACAAATTGACATAATAAGATCATGTCTTAATAAAATGTCCGATAAAAATTACAATGAACAAAGTGTTAAAATAGTAGAAGTGTTAACTAATGTAACGCAGCATAATGTAAATCCACTGGATGTATCTCGTATAGGTAACGCCATCTTTGAAATCGCATCAAATAATAGATTTTATTCTAAATTGTATGCGGATTTATATAGCGATTTAATTGATAAATTTGAAATAATGAGTGTTATATTCGAGACAAATCTAAATGCATTTTTGGAATTATTTACTCAAATTGAGCATTGTAGCGCGGATGAAAATTATGATAAATTTTGCAAGATTAACAAAGATAATGAAAAAAGAAAGGCGCTGAGTTCATTTATAGTCAATTTGACGTTGAATAAAATCATTAAAAAGGATAAATTAATTGAGTTGACATTTAACTTGTTGAACCAAGTGACGACCTTAATTAAACAAGACAATAAAAAGAATGAAGTAGATGAAATGAGTGAAAATATTGCGATTCTTTATAATAAGGAATTATTTAATGGGTGTGAACAAAAAATAGACGATAAAAATTTCATGGAGACCATTACCATCTTTGCTCATAGCAAAGTAAAATCATATGCGAGTTTGTCTAACAAATCTATATTCAAGTTTATGGATATGATTGAGATGTAAAAAAATTGAAACACATATAGATCAAATAATAGTAGACATACCTTGTACAAAAATGGATTTATCCGAAGAACAAATGATGGAATTAGAGACATTTATTGCCGCAAATCAACCTTCCGCCATAGATAATAAAGGAGGAATATCTAATAATGATCTAAATAATGGATATAAAATTTATAATGAGCTAAAACTAAAAACAGCTTCCTATTATAAAAAATTTGGTGGAAATGCATATGGTTATACTAGTTATGGTCTGTATAAGTCAATGCAAAATGAAAAAATATATATGATTGAGTCTTATTTACAAACACTAATGCATTACGTAATAGTTGATAATGAAGATTATTTTGTAATACAATAAATAAAGAAAATGTGTAATCAAGTGCAAAGACTTAAATATAAATATTCAAAAATAATATATAATGAATAACGATTCTGAAAATATATTATTTTTTTTAAATGAAAATAATGAAGTAGAAGAAACCACTTTTGACAAATTAAATCTAGACAATGATATTGATATATTTTTATTGGACTTTCATAAAGATAAAGATGATCATCATATAGAACAACACATACGAGACCCATTATCTTTCCATAATTCTTCGACTATGTCTACGGATTATAATCAGGAAACATCGGCTTGCAAGCAAGCCTACGTTTCCTTCCAAAACGACGATATATTTACACAAATGAAAAACTACGATTTGAATTTTAATGTGAAACAACTTTTGCTGATATGTGATTATTATGGGTTGTCAAAAGACGTAAAGGTAAATAAATTAAAAAAACAAGATGTAATAGAACAAATCATTTTATTTGAGAATAATACAGATAATATTGCATTAGTTATAAAAAGAAAGGAAATGTGGTACTTCATGAATGAGTTAAAGCATGATAAATTTATGAAGAAATTCATAATTTGGAGTTAAAATTACACGATGAGTATAATATAATTTGCAAATAAATTATATTAGATATTTTATTACATGTATAATATAATATGGTGTTATCAAAATTAGATAGTAGCATAAGTTATCCCGAAATTAAAAGCGTTGCTGCTGCAGATAATTCAAAAAATAGGGAGTATGATTTATATGAGATTGAAGTAAAGCATGTAGACATTATAATTGCTGTTGGTAGTGCAAATAAGAGTTTTGCGGATAAAAATATTATATATTTTCCTATTTATTTAGTAAAATCAAATAATAAGGTAGTGCAAATTGGAGTATATGAAATATTATCAAGCGATTTAAAACATTACACAGATGAAGAGGGAAAATTGGAAATCGAAAAATTAAATGAACCATTGGATGAACCATTGATTTACGTTTTTGTTACAAGGAAGATGTTGGAAAACTTAAGATTGGTACCTGAATCAGATGACATTGCTGAACAAAAAGAGAAAGAAAAAGAAAAGGAAGAAAAAGGAGAAGAGGAAAAAGGAGAAGAGGAAAAAGAAAAAGGGGATGAAGAGGAAGCGCAAGCTGGCGAGGAGGAGGAAGACGAAGAAGGATCCAAATTTAAAAAGGATGTAGAAATAGTAATACCTGCTATTAGAAAGGATGCATTTATTGCTATAAAAGGTATTCCTATTCCAGTAGATTTATCGGAAGAAAAAAAGAGTGATGCTATA